CCAGCAATAAAAAAGGCCGCTTTAGCGACCTGGTGATTAGTGCTTTCATGCGGCACCGCCTTCATTCTTTTCGGCTTCGACTGCCATCTGCTCAAGCCGTCTCGATAACTCGGCGGCCAGAGTCTGGAATTCTTCCTCGGTCTCCACCGGAATCGGCACGAAGCGAATCCCGATGTGCGCCAGGTGATTGGCAATGTCGAGGCTTTTCCTCAAATCGACGGGCGAGGCTCTGTTCATGCGGCACCGCCTTGCTCACCGACCAGAAATGCACAATCCTTCTTGTGCTCGTTACAAGACCAAACAACTTCATCATCGCCACGGAAAATATTCACTTCCACGGTCGTTTTATACTTCGCCACTGCACCGCATTTGCATTTAGCGGAGGTGTTTTTGCTTTTGGCTGACACGCTGCCAACCCTTGGATATTTGCTCACGATTCAACTCCGAAGCGGCGATTAAGCCGCCCTGTGTATACGACGAACTCCAGGAGGCTAACTCCCAGAGCTTCAATTTTCTTGTGATGCTTGTTGATGATGGGTGGCACCGTTTCGTTCCAGTTTGGCTTTGGCTTCTTGCGCATAGCCTGCTGGATTTCTTCGGTGCAGCGGCGGCAGGCGGCGCGGATGGCGTTGTCTGTTTCTGGCGTCATGCGGCCTCCCGGCGGGCGAGAAGTTTCGCCCCGAAAGCCATCAGTTCGTCCCGTTCCACAGTTGCGAAGTGGCAGTGTGTACGCGGGTATGGTCGCCAGATGATGAGCATCGACCCTTTATTGTTGCCGCTTACCGGCTTACCGGTTACCGGGTTGATAAATGCCAGCCGCCCGGCGGTGATGAAGCGAACCTCGCTGGCGGTCTGGATAGCCTCCTTAAACCAGCCAACCGATGTGTCTGCCGGAACCAGCATGACCGTGCCGATCTGATTTGCGCTTTCGGCAGCGGCCTTCTTAACGAACGGTGTTATGTCGCTGTATGGCGGGTTCAGCCAGACGTAGCCAGGAACATTCAGGTAATCAGTCCAGGGCGTTTGCAGCGTGTTCTGGTCGGCGGTGATGAACTTGCGGCAAAGGGCGTTATGCGGCGCAGCGGCGGCATCAAGCTGGAAGCAGAACTCAGCATCAAGGGGAGCGAAGAGTGCTGGTGGAGTGCGCCAGAGGTCGCGATGATCTGCTGGCGTGTTGCTGCCGGTGTAATCGGTCATGATTCCTCCCGCTCCGGATCGTTTACATCCCAGCCATTACGCTCAATATTGGTTTGCAGCCGCTTATCTCCGACCTCTTCAATGCAGCGGCCGGTAATCTCAGCGACTTCAGCGTTTGAGTGTCGCCACAGCAGCGCCAGCTCTTCGAGAGACCACGCTTTCATAGCACTGACTCCATTTCGTCGATGTACAGGCCCTGAGCAATCAGTCGGCGACGGCGGGCGGCACGAGCTATGCACTCCTGCCGTCTGCCTTCCTGCGATTGCTCTATGGCGCGCCGGGTGAATAGTCGTGATTTGCCCTGCGGCGTTACGACCTTTGGCTTCGTGACCAGGTCGAATGTCCGGTCGCAGATGCCGTCCTCGTTGAGCCATTTCTCAGACTCAACGATCTGAGCTATCTGTCCGGAGCCGCGGGTAATGCCGTTGGCGACCCGGTTAAACTCGATGAGCGTTACGCCGAACTTCTCAGCAATTTCGCTGCCGGTGACCGGGCGGCCGCGCGTCTGAATCATCCAGATAACGCGCTCACGGAGGCCGGAGAATTGCCCGGTTCGCCCTGGCCTGCGGTAAAATGGTGTGCGTTTCATGGCTCCACCTACTTGATGATGAGTGAAGGTTTGCCGAGTTTTATTTGCGCGCCAGGTACATCCACGCCAGCTTCGATTTGGTGTTTGATAGCCAATTTGTCTGGCTTGATGCTCGTCTCGTATTCGACGAATTCAGGAGGAAGTGCGCTGGCATCTGTAATCTCTACTGACTTGGAAGGCGCGCGAACCGTTACCTGATGAATGCCTGCCTTCAGTGATTTCTTTCCTGCTGTTTCGAGGGAGGTGGCCACATAATCTTTCATGCTCGACACACGGTTTTCTGCGGCTTTTGCGCGCTCTGCAAGACGCTTGCTTTCTTCTTTCAGCGCCTCGGCATAAGCAGATTCGTTTTTGCAGACAGCAAGGATCTGCTCGACCTTTGCTTCCAGCTCCCACTCAATGCCATCAAGGGTGTCGGCTATCATTTCAGGCTCCATGCCTGAATCAGTCAGCTTTGCGAAATCATTGGCGATCTGGTAAAGAGCTGTCATTGCGTAACCTCTTCGAATTTTGCTTTGCACTTGGCATAGACGGCCTGAACCTCTTGTTGAAGCTGCATTCCGACCGTCATTTTGTAAGCTCCCTGGAAGTGAGTTTTGAGAGCATGCATATTTTTCGCCTGCTTCATGTCCTCACATAGTGACTGGATGGTGTTGATAAGTTCCTGTTTTGCGTTTTCTTCCGACTGGATGATTTCGCTTTCAGGGGTGTAGGGCATAACTGGCTCGGTGTATATGCCTTCGCTCTCGTTGAGCACATCGACGGCATTATCCAGACGGTCAGCACGCGGCCAGTATTTATATGCTCTTTTGACGATCGTCTTCCTGGCCATCTCAGACCAGAAGTTGACCCATGGGCCTTTTGGTGATGTTCCCGCTTTGCTCACTTTCCTGATTTCTTCTATCTCAGCGAGACTCATCTCTTCAGTGAGATAGTCGCCATCAGCGGTTTTAACTGTGCAGTAGCCACCGATAACGGCACCGCGAGCGTCAGGTGTGGCAAACGGGTTGTATTTATGAGCTGGCGCCTTATCTAGACCCAGTGTCTCGTAGTCGTCGCTAGCATGAACTAGCTTGCACTGACCCCACTTGATGACGCCAGCCGACTGGGCGATGTGCAGAAGGCCCATATAGCTGATATCGAGGCAGACCATACCGTCGCGCGGAACCAGATAAGCCAGTTTGCTGGCAGGGTTCAGGCTAATGCCGACAGCTGCAACGTTGATAATCGCGTTCTGGGCGCTGGTGGGGTTGGCAATCGCCGTTTCTGCCAGTTTTTGATTGCGCTGGAATAACTGGATAGCGAACTGGCATTCCTTTGCCCATGTCAGAGACTGGTCGGTAAGGGCACCGACAAATAGCGGCTCCTGCTCCTTAACGAACTGAATCAGATCGAAGCTCATAATCACTCCTTAAAACGGGCAGGTTGGATGAAGGCGATCCCACTCTTCTTCGGCGCGGTCGTAACAGATGCGTGTGACATAGTCGTTATAGGCTTCCTCTGCCTTTTCACCGACTAGTGCCATTTGCGCTTCTTTTGGGAGAAACAGGCTACTCATTTGCAAAGCATATTTCGGGAACATGGCGATCAGTTCTTTCGCCCGGTCGTCGATCCACTTCTCTTTCTCGTCGTCGAGTTGCTGCTCAACCCAGCGCCGATCTTCGATTCGGTCGTAAGTGAGGTATGCGTTCATGGCTGAACTCCTGAAATTTGGATGTGCAGATCCCGCCCGCAGAAGCCAGGCCGATCGTTTGAATAGGGTGGTTAGTGCTGGATAGGGTTGCCGTGACCGTCCAGAAGGACGTCAATCACGCAGTCACTGAGGCGGATAATTTCTGCATCGGTGTGCAGGTACACCCATTTGCGCTCCTGAATGACTGCTGATACGCGATAGGTGCGGCCTTCATGCATTGCCATCATGCCAGGCGTGACGCACTGGCGAATGAGCGGGGTGGTTCCGTAGTGGTTGATCATACCTTCACCTCAACCTGTTTCAGGAGGCCAGCGATATGCATCTGCCAGCGGTTAAGCGTCAACTTTTCACGCGGGTTCGATACTGACGTCAGTTGCCACTCGTTATCGTTGAGCTTTTTTGCGGTGTACTGCTTGCCGTTGTGGGTGACTGTCATGATGCCTCCCGGGCTTTGGCGTTTGCCGCATTGATGGCGTCAATGTTCATCAGGCAGTAGATAGCGCATTCAGCGTCGTAATCACTCAAGCCGCCGCTTGCCAGCTTATTAAGTGCGGTGCCAGTTAAGCCGATCTTGAAGCAGATAGAGCCGTGTTTAGGGCCATATCCATAGCGATGGTCTTCACGCTGATCGCTCCATTGGGCGTAGTTTTTTGTGCCAAAATAACGCTCGCTCAGGCGCGGAAACCCGGATGCAATGTCGTTAATCGCATCTTCAACACACCCGCGCCGCTCCATGCTTTGCTTCGGGTCTCCGAAATTAACGATCGTCATGCCATGCTGGACCATCTCAACCGTAAGGACTTTATTGGCCTGGTTGATTCCTTCAGACACGGCAATCAACTCCTTTCCGATACGTGAGGTATCGTCAACAAACTTCGCCTTCAACTGAGCCAGCTCAGCTTCAATCGCCATTTTCTTTTTGGTCAATTCGATAAGAGTCATAATCATCTCCGCGCTTAAGGCCGCGCCGCCGAACGTTAAACAAGACTTCTGCGCTAATGGGCGGTGGATGGCTGCCGGTTGTCATAACGAAACAGGCTCTTTGAACCCGTTTGGGTATGAAAAAAGCCGCTGGTTAAGCGGCTCTGTTTTTCTGATTTTCAAGCTCTCTTGCAATCATGGCGGTTGTCCGTATTGCCCATCGATCGACAATCTTTCCATTCTCTCTCACCAGAGACATTTCCTCTGGTTTCACCATGCACTCTGCATCAAGCTTGCACCCTTTACATTTTGGGAACTGGCTACACCACTGATTGGTGTCAGTAGTCGTATTCATAGGGATAATCCTGGTACTGGCTCATGTCATCCTGCGGATGCTCGTCAAACTCTTCAATTTCGTCTTCCATCGCCTTACCCTCTGTCGTTACCCGCTGATGCGGGAGAAATGCTTTGGTGCTGGCTCCCCACAATGACGCAGGGAAGGCCGTCGTCGCCTTGGTGAGCCATTACCTCACCAACTAGCTGATAACCGTCTGCCAGCCCAAAACATTCCAGTTAGTGCCGGGATATTTATCCACGCCCGGCGCGTGGTTTCCCTGCTTTCCACAGACAAAGGAAATTGATAAATTGGTTATTCCACAGACAATTAAGGACTAATAATGGATGTAGGATTAATCATCGCGTCCCTTAAAAACGGACTTGGTGCTCTCTCGACGATCCAGAGTAACGAGGTGCTCCGCGAACGCATCGCTTTCATTGGCGAGCAGATTGACGTACTTCAGAAAACCCATGCTGCCACCGTAGAAGAACTTGCCCAAGCGAAGGCCAAATGCGTAGAACTTACGAATGAGATAGAGCGTTATCGGGCACAGGAGCAATTTGTCCAGCATATGGGAGCGGCCTTTAGAAAAGATGCCTCTGGTGGCTATGCAAGGGCGGTTTATTGTCCCAACTGTTTTAAAGCGGTCGGTTCTTTCTTCGACGATTTTACTTACCATTGTGAATCCTGTGGTTGGTCATCATCTTTTTTGGGAAGAGATCTCGATAGTGTGATGAAAACCCTCCCGTAAAATGTCAGGCGAGGATCACTCCCTCGCCACCTCTCTTTGTTTACCGCCAGCCCCTCGCAAAGAGCTGCTGGTAACTCGTTTAGCCATAATTGCCGCTCTTCCTGAGCCCGCCTATGGTCCGACGCATGGTT